CTCTTAATACTTACACCCGATCCTACTAATCCACCACTAATGGTTTGTTGTCCTGTAATATCTACAGTAGTTACTGTCAGCACACCTATATTTGCTGAAGTTGCAGTAACTAATCCAACTATTTTCGCAGTACCCCTAACATCCAATGCTTCAGTAGGAATGGTAGTTCCTATTCCAACCAAGCCTGTTTGGTTTACAATCAGATTATCATCGTCAACCTGGACGCCATTACGAAAGTTAAAGGTCTTCTTGATATTTGCCATCAGTTGTTTTCTAGTTATTTATTAGGATAAGGCATCTACTTTTGCAGATAGTTCTTTAACTGCTTCTAGTAGAAGTGGAACAAGTTTTTCATACTTAACTGTTAAGTACTCACCATCAGCACGTTTAGTAACTGCCTCTGGAAGAACCTTTGCTACCTCTTGTGCAGATACACCTGCATGAGTTGTTTCTTTATCGAAACCTAATGATGCACCAGTCTCGTTGAAGTTAAATGTAAATCCATTTAGAGATTTAACTTTATCAACAGCATTACCAATATTAACTTTATTAGTTTTCAATCTATCATCAGAAGCAAATGCAGTGATGTCACCACCAACTACTAGATTAGTTCCATCAAATGTAAGATTACTTGAAGTAGCACCATTGTTAGAACTATTCTTATAGACAACCTGATTAGCAGATCCAAAACTTAAGTTAGCAGCAGTAGAAGCAGAAGTAGCATTACCAGCAAATGTTGATGCTGTAACTGTATTACTTGTAATAGTTACACTACCACTAGCAAAACTTCCAGTGCCATCAGCAACAAAATTACCACCAACATTTAGATTCTTCGCAATACCTACACCACCATCAATAACAGCAGCACCAGTAGTTACACTTGTTGATTGTGTTGTATCATTTACATCGAGTCTACCATCAATATCTAAAGAACCAGCAAGATCTAATGTTCCACCAACAGTTAGATTTCCACTAATATCAGCATTATCATTAACATCAAGTAATCCACCAGCAGAATCTAGTATAAGATTACCAGTTGCAGTAGTAACTGTATTGTCAGTAGCACCAATTATAATTTCATCAATGTGTGCTTCAGTCCAAGGTTTAGCACTAGATCCAAGATAAGCACCCTCATCTGTATCAGGAATTAATCCTTGATTAAAGATAACATCACCTACGAATGTAGTAATACCAGCAAAGTTAGCATTACTACAAACAAATAATTGCTTACCAATACCAACACCACCAGCAACAGTTAATGCACCTGTTGTGCAATTAGTTGCATCTGATGTATCTCTAAATTCACCTTTATTTGCTTTAAAGTTACCATTTAGTGTAAAGTTATTGTTTATTGTAACACTATTATTGAATGTAACAGGTCCGTCAAATTGAGATAGTATTTGTTTAGAACTACCACCTTCAACTAATATTCTTTCTTTAACAATAACTTCATCAAATACAACACTTAATCTATTAGGATCTTCACCTGTTATTGTTGGAGTTGGTACACCGAATGATGTCTGTTCACCACTAGCAGAAGAAATCTTGGTGTTTCCAATATAGAAATCACCCTTATCATTCATACCAGTGTAAACTACGTTACCACAAGAAGTTTCTTGAGACTGTGATAGATATTCCTCATTTTCTGTGAGAGTTCTATCTTGAAGTTGAGGAAGTGCAGTTGAATAGTTACCTGGTCCATAACCAAGATATTCAAATGTATGTCCTGATGCTCTTAAAATAGATGGTCTTCTTAATTCAATAGGTAATGGTTTAATCTTCTTGATTAAAGCATCTTTCTCATGTACGTTTACAATCGTACCAAAAGCACCACGAAGAACTTTTATTTCATCACCTGAACCAGCAAAGCTACTGGCAGCAACTCTCATTATCTCGCTACCACATTGTAAATAAGAACCTATTGGGAATCTCGATTCCATTGAGGTCTGTCTTTCACCTGAAGTAGAAGGAATCTTATGTGTTTGAGAGGGATTACCAAGGCTCTTTCCATCATCATATAATCTAACCTTGAATTGAGCATCACTAACAGTTATAGTTTCATCTAAATGTAACTGATCATTATCATAGATTGTTAGTCCTCTTACACCTACATTCTCATTATCTTTTGCAGAAACTGCTTCATTTGAAGATAATCCATGCTTAAGAACATAGAATGAAGTTGTAACTCCTGGTGCTGTGTATGGACCTAATTTAACTGCAAATGTTTTTGATCCACCAACATTACCATCAATAGATTCAACAACAAAATCACCAAGATTAGTATCCTCATAATTTAATAATCTTAAACTATTACCTTGCTCTAAACCATGTGCTCTAGCACAAGTGTAAGTTGTAATACCAGCATTAGAATCAAACACTGGTTGTCCTGTTGTGAGACCTACAGGTCCTAATGGTACTACTCTTTGACCATTTATGACACTGGCATTAATATTAACCGTAGTAGGTTTCTTAATTTGTATTGCAGTCTTGGAAGATACTTCTACTGAAGGATCAATTCTATAATAAGCATCAGTACCAGTTGAAAGTCCAGTTACTTGAACATATCCATCAGAACCAATACCAATGTTTTCAACACCAATTGCAATTCTTGCACCTGGAGCACCTCCAATACCACCATCAGCTACAGGAGAACTATCAAAGTATAATGTCTCTCCACCTGTATATGCTGCACCACCTTCAATGATTTCAGCAGATGTAACTGCACCACCAGATACAACTACCTTCGCAGTTGCACCATCCCAAGTTGCGGATGATGGTTGTTGTGCACCATTGAATAACTTAACATTATAATAAGTACCATTAGTATGTCCACTACCACCAGTAATTTGATTAGATCTTACATATCTTAAACCACCAAGTTTATGCTCATTAGCTAATGTTAAAACAGCACTAGTAGAAGAATTATTTCTATTTGTGATAGTGTTAGTAACATCAAATGCTCCCAAGAACTTGTTAGCACTTTCTCTTGTGATACTCTTCTTAAGGTGGTTAGTTACTACTTCACCAAGAGGAGCTCTTTTTGCAAAAGTAGTTGCTTCTGGTGGGTTTGCTTCAATATTATCTCTATCATATTCAGGATATAGATTAACTATATTCTGATTATATTTGATTTTGGTAAATTCATTTGATGGATCATTAACACTATTACCACCATTAACAACGAATAAATGGTAAATACCATCTTGTACGTCCTTAATATAAGGAGTAATTACTTCATTTCTATAAACATATAGATTCTCTTTGTTATTATTCCTATCAAATCTAGGTAAAAGAGTTGATCTTGTATGTGTATTCTGCTGCCCTTCTGCAGAACCTATTGCCCAAGTTCCTACATTATGTGTCTCACCAGCAATGTCTGTTGTTGAATATGTAAATGTTTTCTCATCAACTATAGATGCAACAGCAAATGTTCCATTATATCCTTTGTTGTCAATAGCAGTTGTATTAGTACTACTAATTGCATTTTTAACAATAATCTCTTCACCAACTGATAGACTATGAGGTTTATCAGATCTTACAGTTACAATATCATTAACATTATCAAAGTCAAATGTTGATATAAATCTTAAGTTTCTATTGAAAGCATAATCAGATATACCAATTCCAACCTTTGTGAAATCACTATCTCGAAGAACATTCGTAGAACTAGAATCTTGTAGTACAAATCCATCAACAGGATCTCTACCATTATCCAACTCTTTAGGTACAACATACCTTAACTTATAGATCTTCTCATCAATACTTCTGGCATCATCTCTTCTATTAAACCAAGAAATATCATCAGTCGTAATAGCAGTTCTACCCTTTAAGATTCCGTTATCAAATTCCTCGAATGAACCACCTTCACCCGTTGCCATTCTCCGAACATTAATATACCAATTACTTAAAGTGGCATCCCATTGAATTGGATGTCCTGGTTCACCTGGTTTCTTATCACATACTCTACTAATAATCTTATATCTACTACTTGAATCAGCAATAGTATTAATGAAAACTGGTACAGTTAAGTTAGCATTAGTTCTGGATGATGCAATTCTAATCTGGTTAGCACCTAATGTTGCATCTCCATCATTTGTAATTGCATAATAGGTCTTATGTGGGTCAAGATTCTCTGGTAAATCACCATCTTCTGCAACAACTCTAATAGTTTCACCATGACTAATATTGTGTGTTCCACTATCAAATATATTAAATACTGATTTATCAGTTGTTTGTGAAGGTGGAGTATGAGTTGCCTCCCATACTTTTTGATATGTTGCGGCACTAGAGTCACTAAATGAACCGTTTGGATACTGTGTAGAAGTAACAACACCCGTAGTCACATTGGTTTCCGTCATCACAATGGATGCTTCATAGGTAGTACCACCACCCTTAATATAAATCTTATCGTTTTCTTTTGCACCAATTCTAAATCCT